AATGTTTTGTTTGTGAGAGTGTCTACTGAGGATGTCGTTACAACGTTTACGCCCTCAACCGTTAGGCGACCTGATTCACCTCTTGCAAGCGTTGTATCATTTGCGTGTCCAAGTTCAATTGTTCCAACACCTATTGCCTGTGTTGTAGATGTTGCTAATTTAGAAATAGCGATGTAGGCATAGTCATTTATGTCAGCATTAGTGATCGTCCCATTTGCAATCATCGTGCTGGTTACCGTGCCAGTGTCTGTGGTCTGCACTACCGATGCACCGACGGCGATGGTGGCTGTTGAACCCTCTCCTGGATTGTGGGTTACGGAAATGCCCGTTCCTGCCGAAACATCTACCATGTAATTGCCAACCGTATCGGTTGCAAGGTTAATCGGGTCGTTTATCCATGTCAAACCGTCCCACTTGAGGAAATCGCCAGAATTCGCCGACACGATGTTGACATCAGCAAGTGAATCTAAACTTGTAATTGGTGCTGGTGCTTCGCCATTAACCCATATTCCGAGATGTTGAGTTATATACAAGAATTTGATCGTTTTCAGGATCGGTTATGACAACATCTGAACAATCTACTATCTGAGGAGTTCTATTAATCCATTGTGTTCCATTATAATGAATGACATTTTTATTAGCTGGATTATTAGATATATTTGTATTTGCAAGGTTTTGAAAAGTAATATCTTTACTATTCCATTTGTTTGTACTTGTATTGTAGCCCAAAAATTGGTTAGCAGATGCGGAGCTAATTGAAATATCTGCTAAATCAGCTAAACTCAATTGACCAGCTTCAGCCACGTTATCGGCTGATGGAACAAATTTTATTCCGTTATATTTAAGAACTTGTCCGGATAATGCTCCATTTGTATCAATTTCTTTTGAATTAACAACTAGAGTAGTTGCTGTTAATCCAGCAAATGTGGGACTTGCATCAGTTGCAACGTTTTGTCCAATTGAAATCGTTGCAGTTGAACCTTCGCCCGCAGTATGTAAAACTGTTACTCCAGTTCCAGCCGAAACATCAGACATGTAGTTTCCGTTCGTATCTGCACCAAGGGAAATTGGGCCGTTAACCCATTCGTATGTCGTCTCGCTCCACTTGAGGAATTGTCCAGAAGCCGCAGCCGTGATGGTGACATCACCAACGTCATCAAGATTGTTGATAGTTGGGACTGCTGCGCCAACCCACTGATTGCTTGAGCTTAAATACTTAAGAAATTGTCCATCTGATACTTCACTAGTATTCACGTCTGATAAATCATTTATTACTCTTGAATCAACGTATATAACTGCATTTGAATACGCGGTATCTGAACGTGTATTTGCGTGAGTAATTGCCGCGGATTGAGCTGCTGCAGCGGCTCCATGAGCATCAAACGTGTTGGCGGTAACAGCAATTGTAGGAGTTCCACCCTCTGCTGCTGTTGCGTTGGTAAGGGTGATCCCTGCGCCTGCAGTCAAAGATTCAACATAATTACCAACGGTGTCCGCACCAATGAATATTGTACTATTGGTCCATTGATTTCCAACGTACTTTAAAAAACTACCATTAGCTGGGTTAGATGTTGTTACATCGGTGGCGTCGCTTAATTCAAAAGTTAAGGTAGATGCCGTATGATTATGGGAATCGTTTGCTACAGTAATCCCAAGTGTTACATCTTGCGTTCCATCTATTGATACAGATCCTGTTACATCTCCGCTTAAGGTTATTGTTCTTGCGGTAGACCAAGAATTTGCACTAGAAACATTTTCGTTAATATTTGTGTAATTTGTTCCATCATTCGTAAATTGCCATTTGCCGGCTGACTCATTCCAACGTAAAGCAACATTAGTAGAAGTGCCACGCTCGACTTCTATGCCGGCATTTTGTGACGGAACTCCATTTTCATTATTATTAAGAACGATTATGTTATCGTCTAATGTAATTGTTTCTGTTTGTACCGATGTAGTACTACCCGTTACAACTAGGTTGCCTGTAACGGTTAAGTTTCCGGATACATTTACGCTATCACCCGTAGAAACTAAAGTGCTTGTAACTTGACTCCAACCAAGGCTGCTATTTATAATCGAGTTACCGGCTTTGTAATAAAGAACTCCGTTAGCTGGATCAATTGCTATTTGACCTTGACTAATTGATGGTTGTGACATGATTATCTTTCTTTTTTAAGAAAATTTAGAAAGTACCACCATCAATAGTTATTCCATCAAAAGTGGTTAAGTTTGTAATTGATCCCCCAGTAATTGCAATATTATTTGCATTTTGTACAGAGATAGTTCCAAGACCAAGGGTTGTTCGCGCATCGGATGCGGTAGCGTCATCAAGAAGTGTTCTGGCATAAGCTGTAAAATCTGCGAGTGATGCTGTTCCTGCTCCAGTAAAGTATGGTAGTTTATTATCTGCGGAGCTAAGACCGGCAAGAGCTGACAGTTCTACGTCATAAGCTTGAACATTAACTCCAATAGTTAATCCTAAATTATCCCTAGCTGTAGAGGCTGTTGTTGCGCCAGTTCCACCATATGCTATTGCTATAGTTCCCGCTTGCCAAGTTCCAGAAGAAAGTGTTCCAACTGATGTTAAATAAGAATTTACTACTCCCACACCTAGTGTATTATTTGAAAGAACAGTAGATCCGTTTATTGCATAAACTTTTGTATTTGATTCTAAATTAATATGCTCGGATGAAGTCCACGAATCAGTTGCCAATACCCAATTAAAAGTTTTGTCAACAGTAGCTTTTACCGTAATTCCTGCACCATCAGCTGTAGCATTTGATGGAGAATCTGTGCTTGCTAGTTCAATATTTTTGTCATCTATTGTAAGAGTGGTTGAATTTATCGATGTTAATGTTCCATTTACGGTTAAGTTTGCACTGACTGTAAGATTTCCCCCGATTGATGCATTGCCGGTTGTTGAAATCGTGGCAAAAGAGACATCACTTGTTGTAGCTACTGCTTGACCTATTGATATAGCCACGGCATTGTTTGTAACTGCAGTTGTTACTCCGGTACCACCAGTGAACGTGAGAGTATCAGAAAGAAGGTTGACTGTATCTGATCCAGACCCACCAGCTATCGACAGATTGGTTGCAACATCTACTTCACTAGCAGCGGTGAGACGACCCTGTCCATCAACTGTAAATGTTGGAATCTTTACTGAAGAACCATAACTACCTGCAGTGACTGCTGTGTTGTCTAAATTAATTGTTATTATATCTGTATTTGAACCTACACTTGTTAACCCTGTTCCACCGGTAAATGTAAGAGAATTAGTTGTGTTAATAACTTGACTCAAACCAGTATCTGGAATAATTGTGAACGACGCATTTGCGACAGAATCGGAAACTAAATTATCAACATATAGTTTTGTTGTAGCATGTGTGTTTGCAGAAGGAGTTGGAATTGCTATTACTCCAGAAAATGTTTTATTTCCAGATATTGTTTGATTAGTTCCTCTTGTGACATAGGCGCCTGATCCGGGCTATGGCTTCTATTGTAGTTGCTGTTCCACCTTCTCCATTTGCGCCCTTGCCGTAATAAAGTGTGTCGTCTGCTTCGTTATAGGCTAGTTCTGCGTTTTCAAGTGTGCTTGGTAAACCAGCCGCGCCAGTAGAAGATCTTCTTTTAATTCTTATTGTATTAGCCACTTAGAAACTTCCTCCATCAACTATATTTTCTTTTTTTGTATTAACCCATTGATTTCCGTTATACTGCAAAAGGTCCCCATTAGATACCGTGTCTATAGTAACGTCAATTAAACCATTTAATATAGATTGACCTTCTATGTTTGCTTCAGCTGCTATTAATCTGTCTTTGATTGTTAAATAACTGCCTGCTGGATTTATTCCAATGACAGTTTGAATTGCTTCAACTGCATCGTTAACGTCTGAGTGCTGTTTATGGTGAGGTACTATTGATGAATTTAAAGTATCCTGAGACGAAGGATTAATAAGTATATCTAAAGAATTGGGATAATTAGTTGGCATGTCTCACCTAAATTAAAGCTAGAATTTTATTGACTTCGTTACTCCAGTTTATAGTAACAGTATTTTGTCCAGTATAAGCAAATGGAAGCTCCTCTGCGGTGTCCACGTAGAATACCAATCTTGAATTATCGATTGGTGAAGTACTTTGAGCAAAAACAATTGCATTGAATGACCCTAAAACTTCCATCTGAATATCGTCTCCATCAATGATTCCATTAATATTAGTAATATTCGATATACTAGAGCTAGTGGCAACTCTTGCATTTTCTGGAATACTAGAAACAAATTCATCATTGGAAGATGAATTTGGAGTATAATTTTCATTCGTTAATATTAACTTATATTGATTAGACAAGGTGTTTATTAAACCATTAAACAAACCTTGTTTTGCTTTTTTATAAACAAAATTAGCCAAGTTAAACTCCTACGTCTTTAGATATAATTAATCTATACTTATATCCAGATTCAAAATATTGTTTATTCTGCGTGTAATATGAAGGAGTTGCTTCTTTAGAGGGAACATCGACGTATACTTCTGATTTCCAAGAATGTGCAGAAATTCTACAAGATATATTTTCCCATCTTGATGGTTGTCTTTGAATTTTCTTTTTTTGTAATTTAAAATATTTATTATTTAAAAAGTTTGTAGCTGGTTTTTCATTAAAAAAAACTGTAACCCTACCATGGTTATAAGAATTATCAATATAAAAATCTCCGCTAACTGGATCTATTGATTCAATAAAAAAGTTTGGATTTTTTGCTATTATCTGATAACTACTGTAGGCATCTGTTCTTATGGATTTATCTTCTACCAAAAGTTCTTTCAATTCTGGTTCATTAACAGAATTGAAACTACCAGTTACTGCAGTATTTGGTGTTGCGCCAACAGCTAGTGTTTTAAATTTTACTTGCTCTTCTGCAATTGGTTCATTGGCAGCGTCTAGAAAATTTACAAATCTTATAACGTATTCCGTAGAAGGAGCTAGCTGCGCGTTCCACAGCAGCTTTAATGTTCTAGAAATTTGATTATACGCAGAAAGCGTATCTATAGTCTTAAATGGGCTAGATATCACAACAGGAGTAGCGGCTGTTGTCTGTACAATTATATTTGCTGCTTTTATTGAAGATATTTTTATTGTTCTTCCAAATTTAACAGATACAGTACCTAAACCAACCACCGCATTTTGTATCAGGTACGAAGCCACAACATTCTCCAGTCAATTTCGTTTACAGAATATAGTAATTAGTATAGATAAAAGAATAAGGGGGTGGCATTGCCACCCCCAAACTCTCCCAATGAAAAGGTAACTATAACTTTCCTAGGATTACGCCACAGTCTTCTGTAGGTTGACTTCGTAGTTGCGAGTGAGGCTGACGTTCTTAGCTACGGTGATACCCTCACCATCGCCGAGCATCACTATGTCGTAACGCTCTTTCATCTTCATCTGACGGATGTCGCGTGAAGGATCATCAAACTGATCAGTGCTCATGTCATCCTTGACAAGTAGTGTTCCAACTTCATTACGGTCGATCAAGAAAAGATCTGACTTAGCTGGTGTTGTACCACTCTTTGCTGTAAA